ACTCGACCAACCGGGCCCGGCACCGCACCAACGCACATCTCATTCCCGCCCCTCGTCCGTCCCGAGCGGCAACGCCTCACACACCCGGCACGGCTTGGCAAACCCGGGATGCTGCACACAATGCGAGACCCAAACCGGCCCCTCAGGCGCCCGCTCCCAGTGCCCGAACTCCATCAGCTCGCCACTCCACTCGTAACGCGGCATAAGTCGTTATCCTGTAATGACTTAATCAGAACGGCAAGTCATCGTCGGCCGCATTCGGCGGCGGGAACTTGCTGAAGTCCGGCTCCTTCGCCGCAGGCGGGGCAAGCCGCTTGCCGGTCGGGGCGGGATGCTTAATCGCCGGGGCCGGCTCGGCCGGAGCCGCGGGCGCCGTCGGCGTCACCGCCACGCCCTGCAGGCCGTGGTCCCGAAGCGCAATCCAGACCGTGGCCGTCGCCGCCTGCACCGCGTCCGCGGTCAGCGCCACCTGATGCGTCGCGCACGAGACCGACAGATAGCCGGCCATCGTCTCCCAGAGCTGGCCGTAGGCCTCGGCGATAGCGTTCACCGACTTGCCGACCGGCTTGGCCGCCGGCTTCCCCACCACTTCCGCCTTCACCGCGGCCGGCGGGGCCATCCGCTTGCTCGGGGCCGGCGCGTGCCCGGCCACGTCGATGTTCCAGTACGGCTTGCCGGACGGATTGTTCGCCCGCGAGAACCGCAGCGACTCGCCGACGCACGTCTCGGTCGTCAGGCCGAGCCGCTCCAACTGCTTCATCCCCGTGGTGTCCGGGATGAGCGGCGTCTCGACCGGCGTCCCCTCGTCATCCGTCCCCACGAACACCAGCTTGGTGCCGAACTTGGTCTGCACGGTGCGGCACTCGCTCACCGTCATCGTGCCCTCGTCTCCCGCATTCTCCAACACGAGCTTCTGATTCACAACGAACTCCTTGGGGGCGCGTCCCCCGTCAAGTGTGTATCCCGCAGCCGTCGTGCCGCGGGGGTCCTGCGGTCCTGCCTACTGCGCGACCTGCTGGTCGGCCTCGCGGATGCGGTCGAGCAGGTTGTCGTAGTCCATCGCAACCCCGCGCTGCACCGCCTGTAGCTCGCGCTGCAACTCCGCGACCTGCAAGGCCAGCATCCCAATCAACCGCTCCAGCCGCAACTCCTGCGTCCGTTCCATCGTCTCCCCCAAGCGTGTGAGTGAACCTGCCCCACCAATCTATGCTCAAGCGTGTACTTACGCAAGTATCACTTGCAACATTTCCGTTCGGGGGTTATGTTGTCCGTATGCCCACCCCAATCGCTCCGTACAATGCCATCGGCCGGCCCCGCACCGACCGCCCCGGCACCATCCTGCTCAAGCGGGCAATGAAGCGCCACGGCGGAACCGTGGATGCCTTCGCGCAAGAAGTCCTCGGGCGGAGCCGCGTCTCCATCTGGCGCTGGCTCCGCAAGTCCTACCCCATCCCGCCGGCGGTCATCGTCCGGCTCAAGGCGTACCTGCAGGAGTCGGCCAGTGTCTAACCCACCCACCCCAGAGGTCTGCGATGTCTGCCACGCCCCGTCCCCTGATGGACGCACCCCGTGCGAACGCTGTGTTGCACAGCCTGCCCGACTGTCCGGAGACTGAGCCGCCGCGGGCGATAACCATCGTCACGCACGAGCAGTACCGCGGCAACCGGATAGTGCACCAGTTCTATCCGGAGCACTACGCGAAGGTCCAGCTGGCCCGGCAGAATGCCATCCTGTACGGAGGGCTCCTGTGAGGCGGTGCTGGTACGCCCTCGGCCATCTCGTGAGCTTCGGCGCGGGCGTCGGGGCCGTCCTGCTCGGCTACCGCCTCACGACACCCGTCAATACCCCGGCCTTCACCGAGCCGCAGTGCACCGTCTACATCCATCGGGTCGTCCGCCACCCCTTGACACGGACCGTCGCCCGGTAGTAGGTTCCAGCACGCTCCCGCAACGAGCGTATTTGCCATCACTCCCCCAGTTGTGTGGCCCACGACCCCCGGCGGCGCCCGGGGGTTCGTGCGTTTCTGGGGGTGGTCAGGCCGTGAAGCCGATGCGGCGCTTGCTCTCTGGCGGCAACGCGAAGTCCTCGCCGTCCACCTCGTCGGGCACCTCGATGATGCCCCCGTGGAGCGCCCCGGCATCGACCACCAGCTCCTCGTAGCCGGCCGCCTGCAGCCCCCGGATGGCGTCGAGCAGGCACTTGGCGACCAGCGCCGCATCGACCGCCGGCACATCGCCCACTTCGATGCTCAACCCGTTGCGCTGGATGGCGACCGAGGCGCTCTTGCCCGTCAAGACATTTACGGTCCGCCGACGTTTAGTCGCCATCGTCTTCTCGCTCGGAAAGGGCCCGGAGAATCACGTCCGCCAGTATCGGCAGGCTCCCCCCACACCACCGGCAATGCTCATACCGGGTCGGGATGCCGTGGTCCACGATGAACCAGCCCTGCGCCTGCCAGCTAAACCAGCACCGGCCGTCCCGTACCGCTTGATAACGGTCCGGGCACGCCTCCTTGCGGTCCCGTGAGCAGGTTGGCATACGCCCACAATCTACACCGAACGGTCCGGATTGCTAACCGCCATCCCCAATAACGCTCCGGCCGCGTGGTAGTAGAAGGTCTGCATCCCGCGGGGCTTGCCGACATACCCCTCCTGCGCGTGCCAGCCGTCCGGCGGACAGAGCGCCGGGGCGGTGCGGATGACCACCCCGCCGACCGTCTGGACCTCGGCCTCCCCGTGCAGGTGGCCCGTGTGCCACTCCCGGTAGAGCGAACGCCCCCACAGGTCCGGCACCTCGGCCGGCATCAGCTCACCGAGCCGCTTCTTGGCCTTGTCCCCGTGCGTCAGGCCGAGCAGGACCTTGCCGTGGGTGACGTACTTCCGGGTGGTCTTCGCGTCGTCGATGGTGACCCGCGCATCCTTCCGGAAATAGGCCCGCAGAATGTGGCGCAGGGCGACCGTCATCATCGCGTCGTGGTTCCCGGGAACCAGCACGACCGTCGTCGGGATGGTCGCCGACTGCTCGATGATGTCAAACAGGATGGTCGCCCCCTCCTCGACCATCTTCTCCACCCGGCCGTCCCGCTCCAGCGCCGTGCCCTTGGTCGTCTTGGCGTCCGGCGTGTCGTAGTGGAAGTAGTCGCCCAGCAGGAAGATGGCCCGACGCCCGACCTGCCGATGCTCGCCATCCGCGAGGAGTTCGCTGGCCGACGACTTGAGCAGCCGCTTGGCGATGCCGATATCGTAGTCCTGCCAGCCCGTCTCCTCGGCCCACGCATACTTCCCGACGTGTGGGTCGGCGATGACCAACGTCTGTAAGACATTCGCGTCCCGGCCTTTCTTACCGGCCGCTGTTAGTAAAGCGCGGCGTGGCATAACGGCGCCCGTTATCATCGCCGCCACAAGGTCCTCGGCCGACGGGCCCGCCTTCGGCTTGAGCCGGACGAACACCCGGTGGAGTTCGGTCGTCGAGACCTTGCCAGTCGCCGGGTCCTTGGTCGCCACCTCGTACTTGGTGGCCTCGCTTCGGTCAATCTCGAACCGGGTCATATCCGCATCGATGTGCCGCAACAGGTCGGCCACCGTCTTGATGCGGGTCCCGACCGCCCGGGCCTCGGTGCCGTCGGTGGTCTCCCGGGTCTCGACTTCCTGCTCCGACGTGGGCTGGGCCTGTGACGGCACAAGGGTCGTCGGCTTGCGGGCGACGTAGACGCCCATCTTGGTGCGCTTGATGCGGACCGCCGCAAGATTCCGGACTAGTCGGCTGTCGTGGAACTCGCGGTTCAGCGCCTCAACGACCGCCTGCGACTTCGCCCCCTGTGCAGAGAGCTGGGCCAAGCGTCGAATTTCGGCATCAGTCCACGGAGTATGGTCACTCCGGATGGGCATACGGCTCCGCGGTTGAAGCAAGGTCGGCGGCATCCACCCACGCCTGTAACCCCTTGGGCACCGCCCCGTTCCCGTCGCAGTCCACGCGGATGTGGCCCTGCATCAAGCAGGCCTGACAGCCGTGGTCCTCACCTAGGCGCTGCCCTGTGCCGGCACACGCCGGGCATATCACATTGACCATCGTTGACATTGCTCCCCCAGTCGGTGGTGCTTCGTAGGTAGCACCATCGCCGGGATTTGTCAAGACTCGTATTTACCGGGCAAGACCCAGCACGACGCCGAGGGCCGCCCCGGCCAGAAAGACCTGCGTCCGGGACGGGCACGGCCGGCCCAGTATCCGGCACTCCTTGGCGGCCATCGACCGGATGAGCGCATCCTGCAGGGCGATGGTGCTATCCGCCCGGTCGAGCGCGGTCGTCATCGCCAGCCGCTCGCGGGCGTGGGCCGCCGTGAGGCTGTCAACGACCACGACATAACTACTCACCTGCGTCAGCAGGCTGTCCGCTTGCTGCAGGGTGGCCCGGAGCACCGAGCGCAGGCTGTCCGCGGTCGCTGCCGAATCATCGGCAACCGTGCGGGCCATCCGCAGACTGTCCCGGAGCTGGGCCAACTGGGCCGTCAACATCCGGCGGTGCCGCTGCTCCTGCTTGGCCGCTTCCTTGGTCGCGTACTGGGCCTGCACGGCCCGCGTCCGGGCGGTGTCATAGGCTACCCGGCTCGTGTCCGTCTTCGCCCGCAAGGCCTTGAGCCGCTGGTCCTGTGTCCGACCAGATACATACCACACCCCGGTCGCCACCAGTACCCACAGAAACACCGTGATGGCGATATGGGCCATTCGAGACTCACGCATAGTCGTCAAGCGAGAACCCCGGCACCTGCTCGGGGTCGTTCTTCCGGCCCGGCGCGACGCGAGCGTGGGTCGTCACCGGAATTTGCCCGTACTTCCGGCGCACGTCCGCGATGAGCGCCCGCATCGCCTTCTGCTGCGCCTCGGTCAGCGGCTCCTTGCCGTCGTTCTTATTGGAGAAACACAGGCCGACCGAGACGCCGTTGACGTCCTTGTGGCCGTTCCACTCGCTCTTGCCCGCGTGCCACGCCCGGCGGTCATACGGGACGACCGTGTAGACCTTGCCGTCCCGCCCGACCAGCGCGTGGTAGCTGACCTTCGACTCGCTCGACTGGAGCCACGAGAGGCACCCCTTCTCGTTCGGGCTGGCGTCGGCGTGGAGCACAATGACCTTGACGGCCTGCGCCCCTCGCGTGTTGTGGTTCGGGGACGGATGCGTGTAGCTCATAGCCGTTCCGGGTCAAGTGACATCCAGCGAGACGGGTCGTTCTCCAGCGGTCCCTGAAAGAGCTTTACGTCCGCGCCATCCCAATTGCGTCGCGCCCGCTCTAGCGCGTGCTCCGGGTTCATTCCGCGCATCTGCTCAACCATCGCCATCCCATTGGGCCACCTGACCAGCACGTTCGCGGTGTACGGATACTTGCTTTCCGAGAACCCCTTTGGAGCGCGGCCGTACCCCATCAGCTCGTCTGGCACGTTGAAGTACGGACGAGGCTCTGGCGCAACGCTAAGCTCGCGCATAGCTCTCCGGGCCTTTGCCATCTCATCGCCCGGAACCCCCGGCACCGCCATCGCGGCCAGCGCCCCAAGGCCAGCCGCCTTACCGGCTTCGCCGCGCCGCATTGCTCCCGTTGCTCGACCCGCCAACTCCCTCGCCTGTGCGCCGGCTCGGATGGGGTTGAACATCTCGTTCAGCATCCCGCCCGGAGTGTCCGGCGATGGTTGCGCGGACCGCTGAATAGCGGCCAACATCCCCGGCTCTGGCAGTGGCATCCGAGCGCCGGTGCGCGGTCCAATGGTCATCTGACGCGGCGGCGCTGGCGTCGCAGTGATATCCGCCAGAGCGGATGGCATAAACAGGCGACGGAGTTCTGCAAGCAGGTCAGGATTCATTTTCGCCTCTTACTTGACGATGGGGATGCTACCAGTCTTGCGGCGCGGCGCGGCAATCACGCCCCACTTCTTGGCGTGGTACGCCGCCGCCCAGCCAAACAGGATGGCCGTACCGAGGTTGCGAATCAACTGCGGCACACTGACCGGATACATCGTCAGCACTGCCAGCAGGCTCCCGGCCACAAAGAAGCTGAGGCCCACTCGGACGGTCCAGTATGACCGGGGCCGCAGGTGCTGTGTCGCATCGAACCCCGGCGCGGCCTTCGTAAAAATCATGATGTAAAACGCGGCAGAGGCCAGCGTCATCACCGCGTTAGCGAGGAGGTTCAGGCGGTCAAGCATCTTTCGTCTCCGGAAAGATTTTGCCAATGACAATCTCGACCCCACGCTGGCCCAGCACGCCGAGCAGGAACGCCATCGCGCTCATCGTCTGCTGGCTGGCGTCAATTCCCGTTACCGTGAACACAATCGGCGTGAGGAAGTAGGCGCTGGACGTTCCCGCGCTAATGGCGAGGAGGTTGTCTCGCATATTGCCGTGGCTGGCCTTGCCCACCGCAATCAGGCTGCCAAAGAACCCGGCCACCACCAGCATCACACTGTTCTTGTCGTTCGCCATCGGAGTCTCAGAGATAAGGGGTTAACAATCCCACGCCCGTCGCGCCTTTCGCAACCGGCTGTTCGGGTCCTTCGCCGCCTCCGGCCACATCTTCATCTGGCCGGCCGACCGCGCACAGAACGAGCGCCGCCGAGCCGCCGATGTCTCTGACCGGGCCGCCTGTTCCCGACTCACGGGCGGCTTGATGTCCTGCCCCTGCGCCCGCAGACTGGCCCGCCCCTTGGCGTTCAGGCCACCCTCAGGGTCCTGCCCTTCCTTGCGTGCCCACGCCGCCGTCTTGTACCGCTTGGTCACGGCCTCGTCCATTAGTTGCTTGGTCTTGCTCATCGTGGCACCCGCCGTGAAAGCCGTGTATACCCTTCCCGCAAGAGCTTGGCCCGCTCGGTGTCGAGGCTGTCAATAACCTGTCGCGCCCGCGCCCCCGTAATACGGCCGTTCGCAAAGGCCGAGACCGCCTGTTCCCGCTTGGCTTGCAATTTCTCCAGCTTGTCATCCGCGGTTTTCAGGAACCCGCTGATACGCTTCGTGTTCCGGTCCTCAAACACCGCCTTAAAGACCGGGTTGGCCGCGGCCAGCCGCTCGGCGTCGGCCGTGGTCCGATTGACCGTCGCCGTGTCCCCACGCTGCCGCGCCTCCGCCCGGTCCCGCTTAAGGGCGTTATAGGTCGCCTGCGCCTGCTGGACCTCGTTCCGCAGGTCATAGAACTCCTGCTCGCTCTGCCCACGGGTGACCGGACGCGACTGGAATCCGGTGATGGGATTGAGCGGTTGCCGGGCAAACGGCAGGGGCACCTGCGGCTGCGCCTCCCGACCGGCGATGGGTCGCGCCGCGATGTCGGTCACCGCCGTCACGGCCGGCGTAAACCGCCCGAACATTCCGCGGGTGAGGAACTCCGCCTGCACCGGCGACGCCTCCTCGATACCCATCTGTCGGGCCGCCGCCGCCATCACATCGAACGTCGGAGCGGTGGTATCGCGCCGCCGGGCCGCCGGCAACTGGCGCTCCATCCCCGGCGTCACAATCGACCGGCCCGTAAACTCCTCTCGGTTCCGCGATAGCTCGATGAGTTCGCGGCCAACCGGGAACGGCATCAGGGCAATCGGGTCGCCCTTTGCCACGTCGGAGTAGATGGGCGGGAGCATATTGAGCATCGCCGCCTTGAACTGCTCGTACACGAACGGGTCGTCCTGTTTGACCTGCGCCAGCCCCATCCGGACCGCCGAGGCCAAGACCGCATACTCCTGCGGCAGCGCCACACGCGTCTCGCCGAGATGCAGGTATCGCGCCCGCTCTCCAGCCGGCCGGTCCACAAACTCCGCCCGGTCCTTATCATCGGAGAGCAGGTACTCCCAAACCGTGCCGAGCGTGATAACGCCCGCCGCGGCCCCGACCGTCTTGGGGTTGTTTCTGGCCGCCCGAGCGAACCACACGCCACCCTTCTTGGCCGCCCCAAAGTATGGCACCGTCCGCTCCAAGAATCGCTGGAACGCCGTGCCCGCCCGCCGCCGGAAGTCTACCGTGGCCGCCGCGCCAGCCCGCGTTGCGAGTGCCCGCTGGCCTGCCTCAGACACCCCAGCCTCCGCCGCTTGACGCTGGGCAGCGCGAGCCGCGGCAATCCGCATCGGCAGTTCCGTGCCACGGCCGACCCGCTCCAAAGCGCGGAGCGGCAACGTGACGCCCTGACCAACCGCGGCGCCGGCCGCCTCCCCGATGGTGGTGGGCGCAATCTGCCGGGCCAGCGACCGGACATCCACGTCGCCACCGAACTGCGACACTTGGCCCATCCCACCACGGCTCAACTGTTCGACCATCTGCGACCGACCGACAATCGACTTTAGTCCCTCAAGGAAGCCGACGCCGACATCCACCATCGTGATGTTCGGATTCTGCGCGGCTGCCGTCAGGATGTCGCGGGGGATATTCGTCCCAAACCAGAACTGCGGACTCATCCCGGTCGCAAAGAGCGTCGCGTACCGCTTGAGTGGCCCAAAGACCGTGACAAGCGCGTTGAGGGCCTCCGGGTCCTGCGGGTTGATAGACTGCACCGCATCCCAGAGCGCCGGGTCGTTAACAAGATAGTACTCTTTCCCTGCAGGCGTGTTGCGGTAGATGACCGGATTATCCTTGTTCAGCCGCATAAATAGGTCGCCCATCTGCCGGGCCTCCTCCTCACCCAGCCCAAGCGCCCGATAGGCCCCCTCGGCCTCCGCCACGCCAAGTGCCCGCGCCATTGGGTCGCTGGCGTTAATCTTGGTCAGCAACGGTTGCCCCGCCTCGCCCAGCGCATTGACGCTTTCGATGAGCGCATTGCCGACGCGGTACATATCGGCCCGCCGAATCAGGGCTTGCGTGTACTCGGCAATGGTCACGGCCGGGTTGCCAATCATCAGGTCCGACCCGCGGAACCGCTGGACCCCCGGCCCAACCCGCCCCGGCGTCGCCCCCCCACGCATCGGCCCGGGACCCATCCCGGTGTGCGCTTCGATGAGCCGCTTGAACGGCACATAGAACGTATCCGACTCCCGAATCGCCCGCGCTACCTCCGGCGTCCACAGCCCACTCCGCACGGCGTACTCGGTCAGGTTGGCGAAGTACTGCTCCAACCGATTGGCGAACTCCACAAACTCCGGCTTCTGGCCGAACCCATCCACGATGGCCCGGTCTGCCTCCATCCGCGCCATATCACCGCCATACACCCGGAGCGGATTGGCATCGCCAGCGGCCACCGCCGCGTCATAGCGCCCGATGTTTCGCAGGGCGACCGCATAGGTCAGCGCCTGCTCGTTCTTCGCCGGATTGCCACCGAGCGGCTTGAAGACATCCTCCAGCGGCTCCCCGATGACCTCCTTCGTCAGCGGGTCGATGATACCGCCGCGCTCCACGCCCAGCCCGTGCCGCAACGCCCGCGCCGCCGTCACGTCCGACGACAGCGCCTCATTCAACGCCGTGCCGACCGATGCCTCAGGTGCCAATCCCGCGGCCTCTGCCCGACCGGCCAGTCGGTCGAGTGCCCGCTGCGCGTCGGCATAGTTGTCAATGCCCCGCTGGACGATGGAGCGCCAATCCCCACGGAGGCGGCGGCCTAACGTCCGCTCACCAGCGCCGGTGAAGTCGATACCACGCTTGGCATAGGCATAGGCATTCGCCAACGTCTCCGGCAATCCAGCCGCTCGGAGCTGTTGCCGTGCCGCGGCCAGTGCCCGTACCCCACCAACAGCGCCAGACACACCGGCCCCGACCGCCGCGCCTGCCATTGCCCCGCCGAAACGGTCCTCTTCCGCGGCCCCCGCGCCAACTACAGCGCCGACCGCCGGGGCAACACTCGGGCGAGCGGCAAACCGCAAAGCCTCTGGAATGATGCCAGTAGCCTCGTACACCTTGCCGCGAGTGTCTTGGTACGCCGTTCCGCCGCCCATTGCGCCAGCAGGCGGTTCCGCTCCACCTCGGCCAACCGCTTCCGCTCCTGCTCCGACATCCCCAACACCTTCTCGTCCAGCGGCGAGAGGGGGATATTCCGGAGCAGTTTTTGCCAAACGGCGTAGCGCATCATCGGCGACGCCTCGAAGTCCCTCGACAATACCAGCCGGCCCGGCAGCCAATGCTCGTCTAATGGGTCCGGCTTGTGCCAACTGCCCATACGCGGTAACCGCTCGCTGTTGCGCCTGTGCCTGCTCTGGCGTTAGGTATCCGATGCGATTGAAGTACTCCAAAAACGCATTGTCGAGCGACGCTGAATCTCCAGCCTCCACCGTCTCGACGCGCTGGATTACTCCCTTGGTATCATACTGCGGAAGTGCTTGTCTTGCAAGGGTTAAGAGGCGCTCCGCCCCCTGTTCATCAACGCCCTTATTCAAGACGATTTGCACCTTTGCAGGGTCCAGCTTGACCATCGTGGTGCCGCCAAACGAGCGCCCCTTGTCCAGCGCCATTAGTCGTTCGATGGCCGCTCGATAATCAGGCTCCCGCAGTGCCCGACCGAAATCGAGCGTGACGGAGACATATTCGCCACTAGGATTCGGCACGGCGAAAAAGAGGCCCATCTGTCGCGCCGCCTGTGACACCCGAGCCAAAACCCGCTGAATCGCCATCGGCGACATTTGGCTAAAGGTCAACCGCGCTGCCTCGGTAATCGCCCCGGCATCCTCGTTCGCCATCCACGAGCCAAGACCCTTCGCCACTGACACCGGCAAGCCTTCGCTCTTGACGATAGGCTCGACCACCTTGCGGATGAACGCCGCCCGGCCAAGGGTTCGATTAATGCCACGGAGCGACTTGACTTGCGCGTCCGTCAGGCCGGGTGTCTCAAGACTCTGCATCTCCACATTGGTCACCACTTCTGGCGTGGTGCGCTCAATGGGATACTCGCCCATAAACTCTTCGGGCATCAATGCCACTTTCTGTTCGGCGTAGACCGACCCCGGCTTCACCTTGTTCGCGGGCTGATTATTCACCCACGAATTCTGCCCGCGGGTTTCGGTCGCCATTACACGCCGAGCCTCCGGCGAGTACATCGCCGAATGCACACGGTAGGCATTCTCCTCGCCGAGTTGCCCGAACTGATGCCCCTCTTTCGCGTGCCCAAAGAAGTCGTGAACCGCCCGGAACATATCGTTCTCTTCTTCGGTCAAGAGCGGATGCATTCCGGCTTCGGTCTTCAAGACCTTGAGCCGGTTGTTGTCCGCCACGTCCCGCATCATCTCGGCACTGGTCTTGTAGGGGTCCGTATCGACGAACTCGAACGTGATGCCCTTTGACCGCAAGAATTCGTACTGCCGCCGCGTCTCATCAGCAAACGCCCGATATGCCGCTTGAACCTCCGGGTCATTCGGGTTGCTGACTGCCGAGTCATACCACTCCGCAATGCGAGCCGCAAATGGCTTGTCTAACGTCGTAGCGCGATTCAGTGTGCGTGGTAGCTCACCACCAACATACTCTCGTGCCAGCGCCTCGACCTTCGGGTTCGCCCGTTGCCACACGGACAGCAACCGCTTTGTCATTTCATCGGTAATCGGCACATCGCTCGGCCGGGCCAGTCGGCGAATAACGCTTGGCGCCAAGGCTGCCCCCGTCGCTCCGGTCAACCCAAGCGCCAGCCGCTCTTCCGGAGTTTCACCAGCCGCGACGCCAGCTGCTCCGCCAATGGCCGCCCGGCCAGTTTTGGTCAGCAAGGCCACCGCCGGAACCGCCAAAGCCAACTCTGCCGCTGCACGCGGAGCCTCTGCGATGTTCCGACCGACCTGCCGCGTAACCGCGCCGGCGGCCGGAAGAACGCCGGGTTCCGCCCCTCGTGCCGCCGTTCGCGTCCCCCGCAACGCCCCGCCAATAATTTCCGGCGCTACATTGAATCCAACGTCCAGCGCGATGTCCGCCGCGGTCTTGAACGGGCTTGCCGCCAACCGCTGCAGTGGCTGGTACCCTGTCAATTCTGACAGGGCCTTGACCGTAGAACCTTCCGCGGCCTGTGACTGCAATGCCGTTAGCCCGGCAGAGGCCCCGAGACCCTTCGCCGTTTGTAGCGCACGTTGTAGACTCGTCGCTCCAACCGGAATCGTTGGGGTCGCCGCAATAAACGGCGCGGCCTCGGTGACAAAGCTAGAGGCAAGGCGGCTCGCCAATCCCGGTCCAGTGCTTGGCGCTAACGCCTCATTCATCGCGGCGGTCCGCTCTCTAGTCCGCCGCGCCGCCTCCTCGAACCCAAGCGTCCGCTGAATACCTTCGCCAAGTGTTCCGGCCGTAGACTGCAGCGCCGCAATCGGCTGGGCTGCAATATCCGCCAGCACCCCGCCAAGCGAATACCGCTCGGTTGGGCTGGTCGGCACCGACCGCGTGCCCTCAAGCTCAGGCCGGGTTTCGCGGGCAAGGACGTTCGCCAGCTGTGGGAGTGCCGGCCGCGGAGCTTCAATCCGCATCTCCGGCAACTGCATCTGGGTCACATCGCGGATGGGCAGTCCCATTGCGATGGCTTCCCGAAGCCGCCGTTTGCGTTCCTCTTCCCATCCAGCCGCCGTATATGGCGACGGAATGGGGCCGCTATACGGCAAACGACCCGTAAGCGACCCCGGCAACCGGGGGGTGGTGCCAAACGGTAGGTCCGGCCGGAACGGAGCAGTCATTCGCTACGGAGCGTTAGAGGGTTAATCCCACTCGTCTTCTTCCATCGGCCGCGGCACGGACCGACTGCCACCCGCCCGCATCAGCATCCGGCCAATCTCCGCGTCCGTGATGCCACGGTACTGCATCCGGATGTCATTGACCAGTTGCTGGCGGGATGCCTTTTCGGTCGGATTGTTCGCCAGCGCCGGGTCGTTCAGGAAC